GGGTAATCCTGAGTGCGTTCTACTATATCTTGATCCATCTGGGGCTCTAAAAACTTGGTGTTTTACACTGTAGTTTAAGAATTCCCATAGGTTTAAGATCCTGTTAGGGTTGGTAGAAGGGTTGGGATAACGCGGGTCATCTTCGTAGTAAGTTCCTATTTGATAGAAGGACATCCATAAGGAGTGTATATCATCAATAAGCCAGAAAGGTATGAGTTTGTCAAATGTGGAGAAGTCAAGTGAAAAGTGATAGGTGTAACCGATTACTTCTTGTCTTAATCGTTCTAATCCGCCATTAAAGGTTTCATATCCCCATGAAATAAAAGATCGATGTGATCTCATATGTGCCATGAGTGGCCATAGTAACATAATTTCAACGAATATAAGCGTACAACTGACTCCATAAACTGCTCTAATCTTTGCTGGTTGCGTAGATAGGGTTAGATGGGATCTTGCGTGCATGCGGGTATCATATAATGCTTGTTGAGGGGTTAACAATTTATCTTTGATTTGATGAACCTTAACTCTTTCTTTTGTTAGAATGTAGTTAATGCCATTACCTTTAGTCAATTTTTGATTAACAATCTTTTTGGATCGGAATCTTTTAATGATATGTCTTTTAAAGGATAGATCATTGACATAAGGGAGTTCTGCGGAACCGGAGTTATTAAGAGGATAGAATCGTGTACCAGTAAAATGAATGGTTTTAAGAGGACTAGATGGTCTGGAAAGGTTCGTGACGTATTCTAGTGCTTTAAGGTAATGCGGATCTATGCATCTTGGTAATCCTTTTGAATTATTGCGGAACAAATCGGTGAGTAAATCTTTGTTATTGATTGGAGCTCGCTGGTATTTGATAGAGTTATCGAGTGCTTGGTTGTGGCCTAGTACTTTGGTGACTGCTTTCAGAGCGATAGTTTCAATCTTGTGATTTGCATCATTGATGTTGAATGAATGTTTTGTGTTAGGTGAGGTAACTTGGAAAATGTTGATAGTATTAAAATCATAAGTATGTCTG